CAGGTTTTCAACTGTGATAAACGATTTCGTGTCCTCGTAGCTGGCAGAAGATTCGGAAAATCCTATTTATCCTGTATCGAGCTACTTCGTGGAGCGATTGATCGACCAGGTGAGACATATTTTTACTGTGCACCGACATATCGGATGGCGAAAGACATTGCATGGAAGGAATTAAAAAGATTAGTCCCTCGATTATGGATAAAAAGCAAAAACGAAACAGATTTGCGGATTGAATTGATTAATGGATCGACAATCGAGTTAAAAGGAACAGAAAATGCAATGGCTTTGAGGGGAAGAAGTCTTTCGGGGGTGGTGTTAGATGAAGCAGCATTTATGGATCAGGGGGTATGGTCAGAAGTTATAAGACCAGCTTTGGCAGATAAACAGGGGTGGGCGTTGTTTATTAGTACACCTGATGGAACTGCAAGTTGGTTTTACGATATGTGGTGTTATTGCGGAGAAACCGAGCGAGATGATTGGCAAAGGTGGAGTTTTACTACGATTGAAGGGGGGAATGTAAAAGAAGAAGAAGTCGAAGCAGCTAGGGGTCAATTAGATGCGAGGACATTCAGGCAAGAATTTGAGGCTAGTTTTGAAAATCTTACTGGTTTAGTTGCTGTTAGTTTTAGTGATGACAATATTTCTAAGGAAGTTGAAGATTTACACATGATGCCTTTGTTGATTGGATTAGATTTTAACGTAGATCCGATGGCAGGAATTTGTGCTGTAAAGCATAATGATTGTCTTTATGTGTTTGATGAGATCATGTTGACGGGTGGAGCAACAACTTGGGATTTTGCAGAAGAGGTTATAAGGCGATATGGAGTAGATCGAAGGGTAATTGCTTGTCCTGACCCTACGGGTAGTGCAAGAAAAACGAGTGGAGTTGGTGTTACTGACCATACGATCTTAAGAAGGAATGGTTTTACTGTTATGAGTCCTAAGTCTCCCTGGAAAATTAGAGATAAAATTACTGCTGTTAATACTGCATTGCTGGATGCCGATGGAAACCAAAGAACATTTATCCATCCTCGATGTAAAGAATTGATAAAAGCTCTTAGAACTTTGACTTACGCTCCAAATACAGGGATGCCTAATAAACATCTAGGGGTTGACCACGCTTTTGATGCTTTTGGTTATCTTTGTCTTCAACAATTTAATTTGGCAAAACCAGAGACATTAGGTCAAACTGCGTTTAGAATATACTAAGAACTACCTAATTCTTATCATGTATCATTCTACTACCAAGAAAAAGAAGAAGAAAAAGAAGGGAGGTAAAAAACGTGGCGAATGTTCCTGTAAATAAAGCGTTATACTCTAGGGTAAAAGCAGAAGCAAAGCGTAAATTCAAGGTTTACCCATCAGCTTATGCTAATGCGTGGCTTGTACGAGAGTACAAAAAACGTGGTGGTACTTACCGAGTGGAGAAGAAACGTGGCAAGAAGTAGTGGCGGTCTTACCCGTTGGTTTAAGGAAAACTGGGTAGATGTCAAAACTGGTAAACCTTGTGGCCGATCAAAAGGCGAAAAACGAGGTTATCCAGCTTGCCGACCCAAAAATCGTGTATCAAGTAAGACACCTAAGACTGTCGGAGAGATGACAGCAGCCGAAAAAGCAAGATTTAAGCGTGAAAAAACAAGTAGCAAGAAGATAACATACCAACATAGACGTAAAAAACGCAAAAAAACTTAAAAATGGCTAAATCTCACGCAATGGCTAGATGTCAAGGTTACATCGCAAGTGTCAAAAAAGGTAAGAAAAAGAAAACTAAGGCAAAAAAGAAGAAAAAATGAGTGTAAAATCTCATGTAAAGCGGTAACATAGAGTTATCTAGGAAAAATCATGCCTAAAAAGTCCTATTCTGCAAAACAAAGGAAATTAGCTGCTGTTGCACCTCCTAGAGACAAGATCACTGCTGCTGATCTTAAAAAATTACGTTCAAAGAAGGCGAGGAAGAAAAAATGAAAGTAAAAAAAGAACTTACACTTAGGCAAAAAACTGCTTTAGCGAATCACAAGAAGAAAGGAACTCATACTGCAAAACACATGACAATAATGAAAGAGGAGATGTTAAAGGGTAAAACATTTATGGAAGCACATAAAATAGCTATGAGGAAAAAAGGAAAATAATGCCGAGAAAAAAAGGAGTTAGTTTATCTATAGGAAGAGGCGAAAAGTCTAAAAAGGGAGGACTGACAGCAAAAGGCCGTGCTAAATATAATCGTGCTACTGGCAGTAATTTACAAGCACCTGTTACTGAAAAAAATCCTACTGGTAAAAGAGCAGCAAGAAGAAAATCTTTTTGTGCAAGGATGAAAGGTATGCCTGGGCCATTAAAAGATAAGAAAGGCCGACCTACAAGAAAAGCGTTAGCATTAAAACGATGGAGGTGTTGAAATGACTTATGCAATTCCTGGTGATATTAGAACCAACATTGTTTCATCCACTTCTGTAGGTGGTATAGATAGTCCTTTTACTAGAACTAGAGCAGTTTTAGATATGATGAAGGGATGGGAAATAATGAAAGCTGTTACTGAAGGTACTGAATATTTAAGAGAAAATAGTGAAGCGTTTTTACCATTAGAACCAAGAGAAGATTATGACGCTTACCTTGCAAGAGTAAATAGAGCAGTATTTAGTCCTTTTACTCAAAGATTGATAAGAGCAGCTACAGGTTTAGTTCTTAGAAAACCAATAACTTTAACTGGAGATCCTTATTGGACAGAAATGTTCAAGATGGATGTCGATGGTTGTGGCTCGGATTTAGATGAATATGCAAGAAGAATATTGATGTGTTCTCTTACTTATGGTCAAAGCCATGTTCTTGTAGATTATCCTGCTCCATCAGGTGCATTAAGTTTGGCAGAAGAGAGACAGCAAAATCGTAGACCTTATTGGATTGAAGTCGATCCTAATAATCTTTATGGTTGGAGATTAGATAGAGAATCAAATTATGGGAATCTTATACAAGCTCGAATTGCAGAAAAGGCTGTATTGCCTGATGGAGATTTTGGTGAGAAAGTTTATGACCAGATAAGAGTTATAGAACCTGGTCGGTACAGAGTGTTTCGTAAAAAAGAGCAAATCGAAGAAATGTATGATGTCTCTGATAACAGTGTGACAGGAAATTTTGAAATGGGATCAGCAGATAAAGATTATCAACAGGTTGAATCAGGACAATTTTCTCTTGGTGAAATACCTTTAGTAACTGTTTATTCTGGAAAAACTGAAAATTTAGTAAGTAAACCACCTTTGCTTGATATTGCTTACTTAAATCTTGCACATTTCCAAAGACAAGCTGATCTTATTCATAGTTTGCACGTTGCATCTCAACCAATGCTTGTAATGGAAGGGTATGATGATCAGACTAAAGATTTAGCTATTTCTGTAAATTATGCAATGGCAACTCAGCCAGGAAATAAAGTTTATTATGTAGAACCAGCTTCTAGTGCTTTTGATGCTCAATCTGCTGAAATCAAAGAATTACAAATGCAAATGGCTACTCTTGGAATTAGTACTTTGAGTCAACAAAAGTTTGTAGCTGAATCTGCTGATGCTAGGAGATTAGATCGTGTTGATACAAACTCTATGCTTGCTATGGTTTCTATGGAATTAGAGCAAAAACTTCAAAAATGTTTTAATTTATCTGCTGAATATGTAGGAATTGAACCTCCAGAAGTAAAAATTAGTAGAGATTTTGATATTGAGAGACTAATTGGACAAGATATTACAGCTTTAACATCATTATTCGATCAACAAGTCATTGATAGAGATGAATTTAGAGATATTTTGGTACAGGGAGAGGTGTTACCTTCAGCAAATGAGGCTAAATCTGAATAGTTTGTTACAATGATAGTTAAGTACATACATTTTTATGGCTGGATCTCTTGATAAAGTTCTGCAACCTGACGGAACTTACAAATGGGAGGTAACAGAATTAAAACCTAGAACACAGGCAACTACTGAAGTTACTCCCGAACCAAAAGCAACTAAGAAAAAAGTTACTAAAAAGAAAACTACTAACCCACTTTCTGAATAATTAATGGCAATCGAAGAAAAAGTCATTCAGCCTGATTCCGTGAATCCTGCTGAACAGCCCGTGGCTGACACTCCTTCACAACCACAAGCACCTGATCTCAGTTCTGTAAAAGCAGAATATGAAGCAAAATTAGCTGCTGCTCGTAAAGAAGCTGCTGAAGCAGAAGAAAAATTTAAAGGCATCAAGGGAAAACTAGATGATGTCTACAAACAAAAAGAAGAGAAACGAACCAAAGACTTAGAAGAACAAGGACAATGGAAAACTCTTTGGGAAGAAGCTAATAAAACGGCACAAGAAAAAGATCAACAAATATCTAGCTTATCTCAACAGCTTGAAGAGATGAAAAACTCTCACGAAGTAGCTTCCACAAAAACAACAGCACTTGCAGCTATAAGTAATCTTGGTGCGATAAATGCGGAACAGACTTTGGCATTGTTACAAGGAAAGTTACAAAAGAACGCTGAAGGTAAAGTTGTTGTTCTTAATGGTGGTGTTGAACAAGATTTAAACACTTATCTCAGCAGTCTCAAAAACCCTGGTAGTGGTTGGGAGCATCATTTTAAACCAAGTTCGTCTGCTGGAATGGGAGCGAAGCCAAGTCCCGTAGCAAATACTGGTGGAGGTCAAGTAAACCCTTGGAAAACGGGCAACCTCACTCAACAAATGCTACTATTAGAACAAGATCCGCAGCTTGCAGCAGTGCTCAAGCAAGAGGCTCAAAAATAGTTAGTTTCTGTGAAACTAATCCCCTCGTCTGTGACTAGGGTATCGCAAAAGTAACAAGGTAATCTGAATGGCTGCTCCGTTTCAGAATTATTCTGGCGGTGTCCTACTAGCGGACATCGTTAAGAGAAATAATCTCAGCACTTACGTTTCCGAAGCTATCAAGGAACGTAGTGCATTTATCAAATCTGGTGCTGTTGTAAGAAACTCACTTCTTGACGCATCAGAAGGTGGAACAAGAATACAAGTTCCAGAATTTAACCCAATCGCTCCAACTGAGGAAATCTTAGATGGTACAGCAACATGGGGTACAAGTAACAATGGTTATTTGACACCACAGAAGATTGGTACAGGAACACAGATCGCAACTATCTGTCATAGAGGTTTTGCGTATGCTGTTGATGATGTAGCTGTATTGGCTGCTGGTGAAGATCCAATGGGTCACATCAGAAACCAAATTGCAGATGCTATCAACAAACTAAACTCTGCAAGACTATTTAGCTTGTTAGATGGTTTATTTGCTTCTGGTACTGGTCCTTTAGGTGCAAACTCACTTGACGTAGCTAAAGCTGGTAC